CATCAATTTCAATCTGCACATACCAAGCTCCCCAAGAAGCCTGATAACGTGTTCGTTCCGTCCAAGTCATAGCCCTCTCCTCACGTATGTGACGACCCGATAGATAAATCTTGCGGGGTCGCCGTACTTCTGGCGGAACAGAATGCGTGTCCCGCTTATCGGGTCAGCCACGATGTAGTCATCGCCGGATTTCCCGCATAACACCACCCAATGCTGCTGCACCGTCCCGCCTGGGTAGTAATCCACCTTGACGATAACGGGTATCCCACTTGCCAGCCGCGTGTCAATCAGCGCAAGCGGGGCGGGCGTGCTTTCGCAGTCAATAAACTCATTCAGCAGAATGTCGGGGTAGATATGAGGTAATACCCACCATCGCCAAAGGCTATGGTTTTCATATCCATCCGCCCTAATCATCGCTTGATTGAGCAGGTCGGGGTTCGTGGCTTTCCCGTAATGAGCGCATACCATCGCAGCCGAAGTGAGCAGACACCCGTAGCTTCCAATTGTGGAATTGGACGTGCCCAGCTTCTTGTACCGCCAGCGCGGGTCTAACTGGCTGAACAGCGGGGTCTCAATCAGCCCGCCGCCCCAATCGCGCTTCACCCACGCCGATGCAACCCAGCCCGCTTTGTACTCTCCGTCCACAGTATCAACGCGATACCAATTCGGGACAATCTCATACACGTTCAAGCGTCTATCAGGGAACAAATCCCCCAAGTCTGCTGACTGCGTGGTTGGTAGGGCGCGGATGTTCAGGTGCGGTTCAGCGGTAACAATCCCCTCGAACAGCGGCTCTGTCGGGTCAGGCGGTTCGGGTGGGGGCGGTGGTTCTATCGGACCGTCATAGCCGAAGTAAGCCAGCACCGCCGTATCGTCCCCGTTCCAGCGGTCATAGTCCAGCGTCCGGCTTGCGACGTTGAACAGGGGCGGCGTGTACCCGCCCGTCTGGTGGATAAGCCAGTTCGTTACGCCTGCGGGTAGGCGCGGGGGCGGTGTCTGCTCCGGCGCGTAAGCCGCTCCTGGTGGTATCGGCGCATAATCCGCCAGCCAATACTCCACGCAAGGCGGAAGCTCCAGCAAGTTCAGGTTCGGGTCAATCCACGACTTGCGCGAGTAAATCATCGGATAGCGTCCCGTCCGCTCCCGCACATACTGCAGCGCGTTGTTTGTCCAATCGGTTATCTGGTTTTTATACAGCCCTTGCGCGTTCTCCAAGTCAAGCGCAAGCCGCGTATGCTCATCGGGTCTCACCACGCCCAGGAAGGTTGCCATCTGCTTCGCGTAAGGCGCAGCGGGATAGCAGTAATGGTAGCTCCCGAAAGGAACGCCAATCCGCGCCGCCTCTGCTTTGTAGTAGGCATAACGCGGGTCGACATATCCGTACGAGAGCGAAGCCCGCGCGAATATGAAACTCACTTTTTCGGAGTGCGCTGCTATCGCGTCAAAGTCCACGAGCTTGCTGTCGTTCCCGTGGGAGCATTGATACTTGGATAAGTCAATCCCGAACGCGTAGGTCATTTCACATACTCCTCTCTACTTCCAGCAGTGTCTATTTCAAAGTGAATATCAAAGCTGTTGGCATAGGCATCGTCCTGCGTCTTGGCATCATCCTCAGCGCCAGTGAACTCCGTGCTCTCATTCGCTACGTCCCTGAACAGCTTGATATGCACAAGGTCTGATAACCCTGCTCCTACTGGCGGAGTAATACTGCCGAACTTGGTAATCTGGTTCAAGCTTCCGCTTACATAACTAAACGCATTCGCGCTCGGTATCAGGTAATCCCACGTGGTGGCGGTTGTTGCACCGTTCACTTGCCACAACCAGCCGACCAGGAAGTTTGGAGTTTTTTCTCCTGCCTGTATCCAATGAATGTGCGGGTAAATAGCCGTGCCAACTTTCCAGCGGTGGCTCATCTGGATAACCATCGTCAGCCAGTCATCGTTCCAGTCGCAGGTCTTCGGAAACTTCACATAGTCCCTGTTAGTACTATAAGAAATATGGCTCGATGGGCTTTCAAGTTTCTGCCCCACCAACTGATATTGCAGGTCATCAAAGAAGGTGTGCGCGTATACGCCCTGCGTGTAATCTTTCCAAGGACCGGACACTGTGCGTTCGTAGGGCTTGGCGTTGCGCTTCAGCAGAGCAAGCTCGGCTTCCAGGTGGCGGATGCGTTCATCGTGGTTACGGTTAGTGTCGCTCATACGCCCAGCTTCTCCCGCACTGAGTTGAAAGCCTGGTCTTCATCTTCGCACTCGTGCTCCCAAATCACAACGGACTGCGCCCAAGTACCGCGCATCCGCATATCAATGTCTGCCAGCTTCAGTTGTTCATCAATGGCATATATTCCCTTGTGCCAGTATTCACCGTGCACAAACAGCGGTGTCGGTTTCGGTAGCGTATATACCAGGAAGTCTATAATCTGAGAACCACGAATACCAGCCATCCCAAAGATGTACTGGTACTCGTAGTCAATATTCAGCTTGTCCAGAGCCTGTGCAACGTTATACTCGTTGATAGAGTCAACGCGCGTCCCGTGTACTACAAGCTCATCAGATTTGTTGCGTGCCATCAGACCTCATAAATCGTCATCGTTGCGATATGACGGTACTCTTGATTCCCGCTCCCGTCTCCCATCTGAGCCACAGCCTGGAAGGGAGTGATAGACGCAGGGTCAATGAACACATACTTGTTATCGGTAATAGCATCATTCGTGCGCATCAACAAAGGTGTCGCGTGCGTTTTGCTATTAGCCCAAGTATATAACTGATTATACAACAAAGCGGGTGTGTCCGTTAGTTGTCTGCCCTGTAAATCTTTCATAGGCTCTAACATAAAGGTCACGTTCCACGAGCGCTTGATGGGCATACGCAGGACAGCGTTCACCAACAGCGCTTTCAGGCGCGGGGTCTCGTACTCGTCTGCCATCGGGGTCAATGAAATTTTGAATTTGATTTTCTTGCCACTGACATTGTGCGGGGTCTCGCGGATAGCTGAGTAGTAGCGCAGGTCAATCTCCTTGACACCCACCTGCCGCTTCCCATCCACTACCTCAGACGCTTTCGCGCGTCCAGCGTAAGACCAATCATTGTCTCCGTCCACCCTGAACCATACATTGATTTGGTACTCATCACCAGTCTTCACATCGCCAGAGTAGTCCGAGAACACAGTTACGGAGTGGAAGTATTTCTCCACGTCCTTCAGGTCAAAGTCTATCCAGCTTGTCTCAATGTAGCCACTGCTGTCTACATCTCGGTAGCCGTAGTAGGGGTACTTGTACTGCTGTAAGGGTGCGATTGAAATCGGGAGTGCCACTACGCTGGTTGCCTCACTTACCCACAGCCTGTCCACATAACTGTTTCCAGGAATGGATTGGATATAAATGTCATTGATGCGTGCGCCCATCACATTCGAGCGGTAGATTTCGTGCCAGCCGAGCATATTGTTGCAGAGCACGGACGAGTATCCGTTGAAGCCAGCGTCAACAGCTACATAGTATCTGCCAGGATAGGGAATAATTTTCTTTATCTCACCCTGCCTGTTGATTGGCAAGCCCTCATCTCGGTTCGGTCCAATGTCGTCAAGCCGCTGGTCGTAGTAGCGCTCCAGCATACCGCCTGCGATATTGAAGTAAAGGTACACGCCGTACTGCATCGCAGCCTGTCCGTTGTCTTCACTGCGGACGGTAGCCATCTCACCGATAGGCATTTCCTGATAGATATTGTTGTAGATGCTGCCGAACCCGTCCTCTTTCAGAATGTAGGGTATCTCAGGCTGTCCGTATCCAACAATGTTCACAATACGCGCGTTGGTATTCCCGCAATATATTTTCTGCGGGAGATACTTGTGCGCCACGCTGGGGTCGGTTGTAATAAATGTAACACCCTGGTCAGGACTGCTAAAGTTAGGTCCAGTACCATCTGATTTCGTTTCCATCTCAACTGTATGCGCTGAAATTTGGTAGTCAAGGTCAAACATTGTGCGCTCCAGAGAGGTCAGATAGCCCGTATCCTTATCTCCTTTGGCATTCTCGGTATCCCAATCGTAGATAGCCCGCTGCTGTTGGAGCAAGGCATCGGCTCTCTCGTGTGCGCTGACATCAAACAGCATCGCGCCAGCAAAGGCAGGTACGTCCGAGCAGTCTACCCAGCAATCATCGTAATCCGCCCGCCAGAGTTTCAGGTCTCCGTTCTCATTGACAATTGGGCAGAGCAGGTCGGCATAGTAGGTCGCGTCAACAGCCCACTGCTGTCGAAAGTCGTTGCTGCTCTGGTCTACGCAATAGCGGGTCATCTTTGCGTCGTTGCCAAAGGCAAAGATTACATAGTCCTTTACCACCGCTACGCTGGTAACAACTTTGCTGAGATAGTTTACCGCAGGGTCTCCAACGGAAGTTGTAATTGTGAACCATTGGTCTGAACCGAGCACAACATACTCTGTGGTAGTATCTGGCGTGATTTTCCACGGGGAGGAAAGGTTTAGCGTATGGTCTATGCTCGACACAATGTAGCGCCAGGGCTGTTCCTGCGTCTCACCAGTCCCATTGATGATGAGCACAATGCAGCCAGCGGCAGTTCCGTTTGGATACTCAGTAGTAGCTGCCCATCCACTTTGCGCCGCATCAACAAGCGTACTGGCGGTGCTTGCATCAGCTACGCCGCGCCAGCCGTTCATCATCAGCGTCGCTGGCGTTGTCGCTCCTGTCTTGGCGTTGTTCTTCACAAGATAGAGTTGGCGTTTGTACTCAAACAACTTGACATCAAACTCTACTGTCTCGTGGATGACAGAGTAGAAGAAGGCATCCGTTGCTATTGTGCTCCACGATGTCCCATTGGTGCACCTATATACCCCACCATTTGCTGAAGTCGCGTGGTATGTCAGTACGCCGCCGCCAAACGGAGCATCATCTGGAACAGCAAGAACAACAAGGTAAAGATATTTATCCGTAGTAACAGCCGTAGTAGTAATAGGCAGCCCTATCCACTCCCCATAATCTGCCGCCGATATGAAATCGTCAATGTGAATACGATAAGTATAGTTAGCAGCGCTGCTGTATGTGGCGGCATCTGGTTGCGCGTCGGTAGTAATGGCGTAGTACAATGTCAATGGACCGTGCGCATTAACTAACTTAATATCAATTTGCGTTACATTTAGATTGGCAAGCGGCTTGTAAGCAGCAAAGTAAGGGTATCCCGTCGACAGAGAAGCACTTGTCTTACTTCCCGTTCCCACCGCAACGCTTCCGGCGGTGTCAATGCCCGTCTGAGCGAGTGCTTTCGGACCGCAAACAGGAAACTCTTTGGTCGTGTCAATGCGGAAGGAGTCGTAGAAACGGGTGCGGTCGTTGGAGAAAGTATCTTGCGCCCGCCCGCCTATCCAGGTAGACTGCACTTCGGTGACAAAGGGCGGCAGCATATCATCGTACCCGCCGTTGCCCTGACTCATCTGGAGCGCGGTGCGCGGCATAGACGAAATGCTCATCCCGCGCGGGTCTTGCCTGCCGCTCCGGTTTGACAGTATCAGTCCAGCCTCAATACCATTCAGGTCTGTTAGCTTGATGTCGTGCGTTGGGTTCTTTGTCCCAACACCAGCCGTCAGAGAATAGGCATCGGATGACCTGCTAAATCCCTTAGTGTTTATTACAGAGCGTGCGTACATTACCACCTCGCAAGGATAGGGTCGCGTTCAATGTGATGCACAGGGAACGCGTTGGCAAGGCGCTCAGATTGCTGCTGAGCGTTGGCAAGCAGGATGTTCTCCCGCTCGTCCGAGTTGCCGGAATACTGCATCCGGTTCAGGTGGAACATATAGGTTGCCGTCCACGCCAGCCGCTTCAGGTTGAAGTGGTCTGATATGGTATCCGAGTCTCCGTTCACCGCATCGTGGAACTTGTTGTAGTACAGCCTTATCACATTGCCTGAATTGTGGCTCAGTTCGCTCGGCAGGTATATCTTCCCACCAATCTCCCGCCAGGTTGTAATCGGGTTGAAACCGTAGGGAGAGCTTGAAGCGGTATAGACTTCCATTCGCTTCACGCCGTTCACGCCCGCAGGAAGGGTGTACTCAGTGGCATTGTCCGTGACCGTAAGCGTTTCATCCAGCGTTGTATATTCCCCCATAAACAACAGCGCCTGGTTGATTGCCTGCGTCAATGCTTCGCGCCGCGCGTTAGTGACGGAATAGTACACATTGATAGGCACAACATCCGCGCAAGCAGGCGTGAAGGTTATCACGCCGGAGCTTTGTACATAGTCCGTGATACGTTTGGTAGTATTCGCGAACGTGCCACTCCGGATGAACAGCGTGCCGTTGTTGAAGTAATCATCAACTTCATACGCCGTAGTATCTACGAGCGTTGTCACCGTGCCAGCGCTGGTAGTCAAGCCTGACCGCATAATGCCGCACAGTTGCGCGGTTTCCAGCAGAGCATCATAAAGTGTGCTCATTGTTGCTCCTTAGTTAGCCGATTGATACGATAAGCCATCTCAAACGGATCGTATTGCCAATCATCAATTGCTGTTACCTGCAATGGTGCGATAGTTGTTCCGTTGGATAGCGGCAGGTCAGGTTTGATAGAACAGTCATCTCCCAGGATAACCCTGTTTCCGAGAACGTTCATGTCGCTTTTCTTACGGCTGATTACTACCATAGAGTTGAAAAATTGTATGGAATGGATCGTGCTGAGTTCAGTATCTTTTATCTCAGTATCATACAATTCACCGAACCTTTTGAGATATTCTGCCCTGGTAAGATTCAGTCTCCAATGCTCATAGTTAGGCATGTCCGCAAGCCTTTTGAAGTAGGACATGCTCGTTACTGGTGAGCGAAGTCCACCACCGAACTCTTGCCAATAGCTGGAATGTACGTCCTCGACAATATACAGGCTGTCGTTGCCAAGTAGCGGGAAGTAATTGTTGAAAGACTGTATCACATCTGAGCCAACGTGCGAACCGTCATCAATGATTATGTCGAATGTGTCCGTTATCGTCGTACAGATTCGGTCTATAACATCCTTGTCATTAGCATCCCCGACAACCATTGATATTCTGTTGTCCTCGAATGTCAAACCGCTACAGTCTGGATTAATATCTACACCAACAATATGCTTCGCGTTTGGAAACGCCTCTGCCCACACCTCCAGCGACCCACCATTCATCACCCCAATTTCAAGAATGTTTACTGGCGCATTCTGTAACGGTGTAAAGAGCTTATCATATACGTCAAGATAAGCAGACCATTTATCAAATGTTTTACCCTTATGATTCAGAAATAGTTCTTTTATCATTGTCTACCTTCGCTGCGATGACAACATTGGCTGGCATTTGCATTTGCTCGCCAGTGGTCATATTCACATTTATCACGCCCACGTTGGCAAGCCTTGCGACAAAGCCTGCCCGCTCCAGCAGATTACGCAAATTCAACAGGGAATAGCACGCCCTATAAGGTTGCTCATCACCACCATACAAAGACAGAAATGTCAACGCATCAGGGCTGTTGGTGAATATTTGCTTAGCCGCGAACTCGGCGCAGGGTGTGTAAACAGTAAGTTCTCCCATAGGAACAAGCATCTCAAAGATGTTGTTCAAGAACGGCATGACACGCGACATTGGAAGTCGTGATAGGTCAAGAGAGACTATGACTCTGTCAAACAATCCATCTAACTTCGGATTACCCGCATAGTTCATTATGTCATATTCTCTTAGCTCATCGCCCTCGTGCAGTTCTACGTTTGTTTTCCCAAACATAGCCGTTCTCATAGTATGTCCTCCAATTCATCTCTTACTTTTACATAGTCCTCGTGCCTGGTTGGCTTCAGCTTCCAGTGGTCGCAGGTAACTGCCGTATCCACATACGGATAGATGCCAACACTTGCAGCTAACTCACAGAAGTAATGGTCTTCTGTGCGGTTATATTCAAGCTGATAGAACGGGAAGTTTCTATCTTCCCCTTCGGCGTTTAGATCAATAAGTTTATATGGTTCGTGCCATACGCCATTTTCCAGATACGCCTCGCCTTCCGCATCACCGAGAGACTTGACCTTGCTCTTGTGTATTGGCGAGATAGAACCATTCAACCGCTGGAACACATAGTGTTCTTCCATGATTTTTTCGTAGACGGAGCGGTGAATGAGCGTGCAGCCCATCCCAACGCTGTCCACTTTCATTATTGCCCCATCGGGATAGCCAAAGATAGGACTATAGAGACCACTTGGTTCTTTGTTATATGCAATAGGATTGTGCGGAAGCGTTGGGTAATAATAAATGCCCGCTATGAATTTACGCCCGCTTCTGACAAGGTGACTAATGGTAGTCTTTGGCGGGACTGTATCGTCATCCATCCAGAATATATAATCCGCGTCTCCGCTGAGAAATCCTTTTGTAACGGAAGTTCTATTCGCGTCCGTTAGGCTCAGACGCTTTACCTGGTTGCCTATAACAGCGTTCTTGTTGAAGTCTGGTAGAGCAGAACCTACCGCCCTAACCGCATTGAAAGCTACCGTGTCTCCAAGTGTCGTTTCGTACAGTATCATCTGTACGAGATTAGTCCACCATTGAAAAGATTGCGCACTTGAACACGCAACCCCAATGTCTACTATTGCTTTCCGATTAGAATTTTGTTCGGATGCCATTCCTCTGCTCTCCCATTTTCCGCAAGATATTGTTGGTGTTTCCTACAGTAATAACAAAGTGCGTTCTCAGCCATCCCCTTAAATATGCGCATCAGCAATTCCCCTGATTCGTCAGATTTAGTTGTTGCACAATAGGTGAGCTTGACCGGAGCGCCACATTGTACACAGTGCAACACTGGTGTGGTGCTTAGTTTAGACATATTGACCTTCCAGAACGGGGGTGGGTTTCCCCACCCCCGTAATATAAGCCGCGCCCACTACGTGACAGCAGTAAGCATGGCGTGTGATTTGTCGAGCCGCAGACAGAACGAGAACTCACCCACAAGTTGGGTGCGGTCATAGTCGCCAGTCTTGGCAAGGTCTTCCACCTGCCAGGGACGGAGGGTAATCATACCCACGTTGTCCAGATTCAGGAACGGAATAAGGTCGCTTCTCTGCCAGCGGTCAATTACAAAAGTAACGTCGCCAAACGGAGTAACGATTTTGTCTACCAGCGTGCCAAAGCGGTTCTGCTCTGGCGCGTAGCGCACAAATGAGGAACTGTCGTACTTGCTCTTCAACGCCTGGTAGTTAGCCGGACTGATGACAGCAACAAAGTTACCGCCGCCACCATCGTTGTACGCCAATTCCAGCGCGTCTTCAATCATCGCGACAGCCACAGAAGCGGCGCTCGTGGTAAAGTTCGCGCCAGTCGTCAGGTTGTCGGTAATGAATGTCGGATAGCCGCCCATAGTACGCGGGGTGGTCGTACTACCTGCACCACGCACGCCGTACTGAAGCCCGCGTTCAACGAGTCTCATCATCTCAGGGATTGATTTAGCCGCCTGATACTGATAGGGGTCAGACATTCCATAGTTGTCAATGACGCGTTCAGTGCCAGTGACTTTCAGTTCCTTGTGGAAAATCTGCGTATAGTTGGAGTTGGACGAAATGTCGGTAAATCCGATTGAGTCGGATTCGTCACCTTCAAGACGAGCCATACCAACGATGGCAAAAGTGGCATCGGTGGCAAGCGTAACGGCAGTTCCACCATGAGCGCGGACAAGTGTCGCAGCGCCAGTGGAAGTGTTGATGTCGCTAACCCAAAGCAACTCTGTCGAGGTGGACAGAATATGCCCTGGTTGAATCATAAACGCCGTGCCGAGAGAGGATACAGTAGACACGGTGACAGCGGTAGCTGTAGACGTGGCAGTCGCGCCAAGATAGAAAGTTCCAGCAAGCGGCGTTAGCGTGTCTTCGAGCCATTCCACGACTTTACCCTTGTTGGTGAAGCGGAACTTGCTTGAAGCCCCGTCGAGACCGCCGATAGCCTCAATAAATGGGGCATCAGAGGGGTCAAGATTAACAATGTAATCTGTAATAACCCGCTTCTGTGGCGTACTGTCCGTATACGTACTATACGGTGAATTAGTATTAGGCATTTCTGCTCCTTATTAGTAAACGCTCAGCCCCTTTTTCCGATACTCCGCCTTCATATCCGCGATTGCCTGTGCGTTTCCCCTGCGTATGCTTGGGTGTTTGCCAGTCGAAATCAATTCAATCTCATTGCGATATTGCTGTTCGATTGATGCGAGATTGTTAGCAGTTCCGCCCTGTGCGAGCGTTGGAATACGGGACTCTTCGGGTGGTCGAGTGGAGCGAGATTGGCAGATTTCCTCAAACTTGCGGACGTAATCAAAGGGACTATCCACCTCGCCGATTAGCGCGTTGGCTTCGTCCGGTTCAAGATACACGCCCGTGCGTTTCATAATCTTGCGTACCTCGCCATTAACAAAATCATTCGGCTTTGATTGAGCCTCCTGATGCTGCGCCGCTTCGGATGCTTCTTTGGCAGTCAAGGCTTCGTTGACAGCGTTTTGGCTGATGGAGCGTTCTTGCTCCGGTGTCAGCGCTACGCCGCTTGCTTTCAGCATCCTGATTGCCTTCTCAGCTTCATCCTGCGCGGTCTTGATTCGCACGTCGAGCTTGCTCCCAAGTTTATCAGTCATCGATTGGGTCTTGCGTAATACGCTTTCCTCAATCTCAGCCTTGATTCTTTGAAGCTCAGCTTTGGTAACGACCTCAGTCCCATTCGCCTCCGGCGCAGCATCGTTGGGAGACAATGCCTCTGTCGAAGGTTTTTCGGAAGACGCGTCTGGCTTTCCCAAACCAGCAGCCCCTTCTTGGTAATAAGTAGCGTCAGCCATATTTTGTGCCTCCATACACTATACAAAGTGTATACCACATTATTTGATATTTGGCAAACCTAAGTAGGCATCAATCCAAGTTTCAAGTTTGCCGCCTGGTTTTCCGTAGAAAACCCATAGGCGATTCAGTTCCGCTCTTACGCCTTCCGATAACGGTGTTCCGAGAGCGACATACAATCCAATGCCAGTCATCATTTCAGCATCTAACTCAAACATTGCTTCCTCTGGCATCGTTTCTACATCTGCATTTTGGACAGTCAAATCGCTGTCGTTGTAGCGGCTCGACCTGTCCTTCAACCATTCAGCAACAACTGGATGGTCCAGCTTGTACGCGTCATTCCAATCCAGATACTCTTTGTATTCTTTGTAACCATTCACATACTTTTGACGCTCCTCTTCTGGCAGCGCGTAGTATAGGTTCTGCTGCCACCAATAGTTAGGGAACATTTGCTTGCGAAGGTCTGTGTATTCCTGCGCCGCCATTGCCACGTCTTCGCTGTAATATTCCAGCGGTTCTACTGTCCGCTCGGTTGCGTACTTATTCAGTTCGGTCTTTGGAACAACATTGCCTAACTGCCTGTTCCAATAGGTCAGGGTATCAACATCCACCTTGTCGTAATCGCGCGTGTCAGGGTCAAGCATATAGCTTTCAAAGGCATCCCCAAGCTGATCATTCACCATCTGCTTGTTAGCGCTCGGCAGGCTGTAATACTTATCCCAAAAGATATTTATAAGGTGAGATTTCAGGCGCTCTTCCGGCTCTTTGAACAATGCCAAGCGTGCTTCGTACTCAGGATTAGCCGCATAGAACTCGGTCATTGCCTTGTTGTTTCCGAGAGCCATATCCAGCCAGGCTTTTTGATATTCGGTTGAAATCCCGCGCTGTTTCAATTCCCCCTCTGGATACAGCCCAGCAGGGAACAGCGTAAGCATCAATCCAACCGCAATTCCGTTTGGATTTCCGCTGGCAACACCACTGATAAATGACGAACCAGGCATCCGGTAGGATAAGTATTCGTCTGCCCGTGACTTTGCTTCATCCCACAACTCACCCTGCTTTTCGGTCATCGCACGAACAATTGCATCCGTGTCATAGCCCTCTTCGGTTGCCATATTGGACAGCCAGAACTCAATGTAGTAATCGCCTACCAGGTCATAGGGGGACATTCCAGCAATCTTTCTGAGCGTGTCCTCCGGCGCTGCGACTATCTTTCCTATCGCGGTCAGGATTCCGCCAAACGCTCCGCCTACTGTCTCGCCTTGCGCCGCAAGCGCACGTCCCTGGCGAGTCATCGGGAAGCTGCTTATTTTCTCCTTCTGGTCTGTGGAAAAGTAGTAAGGGATTGTGAACCAGGGCGCTGGCATCATTGACCACGACATCGCTGATATAGGGTCTACAATATCCGCGTTTGTAGCAACTACCTCAGCCGCAGCCGAGTTCCAAATCTTGCCGCTTCCAGCCTGGATCGCCTGTAAGCCAGCTTCTTCGCTAATAAGTTTTGAGCGTACCATCGCGTTGATGCGGCTGATAACCTGGTCTTGTATGTCGCCGCTCAGGTCGGCTATGTTTGCGATTGGTTGTATGAGCGACACCAGCGGGAGCATCTTTGCCATAGGGTCAATGAACATCGCGTCGCCCATATAGTCAGGCAGCCAGGGGGTATAGAAGCGGTGCTTACCAGCGAACCGAGACGGGAGTTTCAACCCGTTACGCTGAAGCAATTGTCTATACTTTGTATAAGTTATTGCCAGCGACGGCTCGGACACACAGCGCTTAGCCCACTCGCCAATTGAGCGGGTAGTCCAGAAGTGATACGGGAACACGAAGTCCAGCAGGTCGTCCGCGCCCGTGCGTTCCGTGTAGTCCAGCAGCGCGTTGTCCATCATCGCCTTGCCATAATCCACGGCAGTTGCCGTGCGTATCTGAACATCCTTTTCCCACTGTTTCATCAGCCCCATAACTTCTGGAGAGGTTGCAAGTTCATCTGGTAGCTGGAACTTGTATTCCTGCTGCTCACCGAGCCTTGTTTGGAACTCATCAAAGATTGCGCTGACCACGCTGTCAATCGGGTGCGTTACAAGCTCCATCATCCCAAGCGCGTCCATCCGCCCTTCGGGAACAGATGCCAGCGGGTATTCCGTGATAGGCGGAAGCTCCTCTCCGGCAACCTCTTTGGCAATGACTATATCGTCTAACTTTCCCCATACTATGTCTGCCAGCACAAGCTCATCCGCAGTAGCGGCAGGCGCGTTCTTGTTAGCGCCGCGTATGTCATTCACATAGTCAATGATTTCCGCAAGCTCCGCGTCCGTGAACTCCCCGTGCGTGATGAAATCATCTACTTCTTTCAAACTTTCCCAGACCTTTTCAGGCTTTTCAAAGAATGTAAACTTCATCTGGACAGGCTGTTCATTGAGCGCTTGTTCAGAGGCTTGCGATAGAGACTTCGCAGCGACATCCGCTGCCTGGCTCATTTCCTGCCTTGCAGAGAACGCCATAATCCGGCGGTTTCTGGCAGCAGCGCCAGTAACAGGACGCGCGGTCTTGGGCAGCGCTTCAATTTCAGCTTCGCCAGACTCGCCCCTTGTAATCTTAAAGAACTTGTCGTAGTAATCCTGCGTATACATAGCCCGCAGGTCAGCCACCAACGGCTGATAGACATTCGCATAGAACGCCGCGTCGTTTGTGTGCTTTGCTCTGATTGTCTTGGGTCTTTCCTCGTAATGTTCATTCAGCGCTTTTTCGAGCTTTTTACGCTTTTTCCTGATGTTATCCAAGAACTGCTTGGCTGTAGTGTTAAGCCTGTCAGCAGACAGGTTGTTCACAGAAGACCCTGTTTTAGAGATAACTTCTATCCACAGGTCAGAAGCCTCCTGCCATTTCAGTTTCTGTGCCTCACGCCACAGCATAGTGCGAGATTTGAGTTCTTCTTTGATGCGGGCACGGTCCGACCTATTAGTAGTCTTACCGTCATTATCCTGAATCGCGTACTTATCTGTGTAATACTTTTTGTCATTCTCCCACGATTCCCGCAGGATGATTGCCATCCGGTCTGCCGCTTCTCCAGCGCCAGCCTTTCGGATAGCCGCGTCAAGTATTCGCGCACGCATCGCGTATAGGCTCTGGAACTGTTTATCCGATTGTTCCCGCGCCATCTTGATTACCAGGTCCGCAAGGTCATTGCTTCCAGCCCGTCTGTACTCATCCGCTCTGAATACCGCATCGCCATACATGACATTGTTCTGCAATTGTGCGTAATACGATGTCTCGCCATCGTCCATGAATATATCCAGCAGATAGACAAGCCCTTCGGGATTGTCCATGATATTCTGTACCTTCAAGGTAATATTATCTGCAAGTTGCGCCCAAACATAATTCATGGATTTTTCCATCGCCTGAAAGCGCAGAGACTCTATGGCTTCCGGCGTGGTGGCTTTCGGAAGTTCTTCGCGCAGGAAATCCCCGACGGGTGTCTTGTCTAAGGTGTCCAGCATAATGTCTTGCAGCACAGGGTCGCCGTTGGTGACATTGCGTATCGCGGTTTCAATTGCAAGGTCTACGACGGGGTGATAAGTAATCTCAGCGCCGAAGGCATCACGCAATTGGGTAACATTCAGCGAACCATTAGCCTTTGCCTCGAATACGGCAAGCTCACTTGGCGACATATATTGCAGCATCTTGGCACGCGTGGACGCAGGTATATCACCGATCTTGGCTCTTTGGATATACTGTTTGGTAGCCGCGTAGAACCCGCGCAAGCGGGCGCTGCTCTCAATGTTTCCGTACACTTGCCCGAATTTGCCGAGATGCTTCTGGAACGCGTTCAATGCGTTCAACGCGCCAACGCCCGTAGCTTTAGTCGGGTGCAGTTGCTTATAGATAGCCTGCGTATTAGCTTCGATTTCACCAGAAAGCCCGTACTCTTTACCAGCGATGCCTTCGGCGTTTACGCCAATATCCTCCATGAACTTTGTGATTTTAGACTTGCGCTGGAGAACGCCATCGCCAATCAGTAGGTTGATTGCGACCTGGTTGTTCAGGTAGTTGGTAATCCACGTCGGGATGCTGGTGGTGATAACGCCAAAGCCCAACGCCTTTTTGAGTATCTTGGAGTAGCGGATAATCGTTGGCATCTTGGTAACGCCGTAGTCTTTGATGAGCATTTCCATACTGCTGTCCAGCGCGGTCAACGCGACCTTCGCCACCCACTCACCGTCCGTCAAGGGCATCGGGTTCTTCTCATCAATGAACGGTTTCATAATGTCCGTGACCATTGCTTCCGAGAGAGAGGCAGCCAGGTTAGGGTCTGTCGTTAGAAGTCGCGCGAACACATCCGCTGGTTTCATTGCCCGCATTTCCAGCGGGGATTTAGCGATCGCATTAGCAATCGTGTTGAAGCCAAGCGTCTTCTCGGATGAGTTGTCAATCAGAACTTTTAGCCCAGCCATCGCGCCATCTTCTTTGACGAACTCTTTCATCATTGTCGCGGTACGCGCATAGAGAGCACCATCCTGATACTCACGGGCGGCAGTGGACAGTTTGGCAACGTCCTGCCTATTACCGAGCGCGTCTATCAGCGCGATAAAGCGCTTCTTATCCCCGCCCGCGAAGGTCATGATGTTCCCAAGTGACTGCTGTAAATTCCGCATACTTTGCTTAACGCGAGACTCTGGTGTCCACGTGGACATATTCACAAGCCACTTGCCGACCCCTGAATCCTTCAGAAACTTCGGCATCTTCGCTGATTCAGCATACTTTACCGAGTCCGCAAACTCTTTGGTCGTGGTATCAATGACCACCCGTTTCATGTAATCGTAGGAGTGCGCCTGAAGCTCTGTCAGAATGTCCGCTTTCAGGGTGTCCGTCATCGCAACATCCTGTCCGTTTTTGACAATCCTGTCAATCGCTTCTGTCTTCATGTTCACATAATATTCCGTGCCGTCATCACCGTTTATGCGCATAAAATGCGCATCGCCTGAGTCGTGCAGGTAATCCCAATCTATTTTTGCGATACCGTAATCTGAACCATCCGCTTTTTTGATATTTATGCTGATGTCCTGAACGGATTTGTTCAGGTAGCCGCCGATAGCCGCGGCGGACTTGCCAGCCGTAACCAACTCGTAGGGAGATTTCGTGCCGCGCCAGAACTTGCTGAACGCCGCCCCTGATTCTGCGTTTCCGGTTATTCCTGCCACTGCTTTTGCAAGCGTCTTGCTGGTCATAATGTTTTCAAACACACGCTGCACGCCCATTGGCATCAGGTCTGTAAGAGGGTTGCCTATATAAGATTTCGTCAGGACATCAATGTTGTCAAACAGCATTGACTTTTGTTGAAGGTCTACCGCGCGTGCGAGACCACCAGGGTCTTTTCCGGTGGTGAAGTCGTCAAGGGCTGAGGCTGCCTGAGACGCAAAGGATTTAGAGAGCGGCTTTGCCACCTTGCCAAGTCCAGCGTCAAATGCCATCGGGATAAAGTTGCTCACGTCCAGGAACATCTGTCCGGCGAAATCACTCAGGTTTCCGCTCGTGCCGTACTTCTCCCGCCACTTCAGCAGCACCGCGTCTATGTCCTCGCGCGTTGCCCCTCTGCCAAGAGATAATATCTCCTGCTGGAGTTTCAGCGTTGCTTCCCCATCCTGGAAATCAACTTCCTGCGGGGCAATGATGCCTTCGTGAATCTTCCAGACCTCGCCTTTGTCGGCTGTCTGTCCGCTGGACAGTTCCGTGCCAAGCACCGCGTCAATTGCATCGGCTGTTTTAGATACTGTGTTCAGAAACCAATTGCCAGGACTCGCGCTGCGGGTCTCATAGAACATTGATGCGGCGCGTTTAGCCGCGTTCCAATTGCCAGCATACTCATCCGCTTCAGCGACAAGCCCGATAGTTATTTCGGTCTGTTCACCGAGCCAGTTCAGAACCTTGCTTGCGTTGTCCAATGCCTTATTAGGCGTTCCAGATTTAGCAGCTTCGTACTGCGCCGTGCCGACAATCAAGCCAACCGCGCCAGCAATGAGCGGGATAATCAGCGACGCTCCACCCGTTGGAAGCGCGAGACCAGCAGCGACAGCCGACGAAGTGCCCATCAGGGCAGCTGCGGTTGAGAGCCCAAAAGCTGTAGCGCCGCCCAATCCAGCGCCAGTAAACAGTCCGGTGATGATATTTTGCGCTTCTTTGTTGCCAGTCGGTCTGTTCTTGAACTCACCCGCTGAAATGAGCGGGAGTATCCACTGCTGCCAGGGTTCGAGCTTGTTGTAGTCAGGAAGCTCCGGCTTTACAGACGCGTCAATCAGGGCTTTGTAATCCGTTTCGGACAGCGGTTGGGTGAAGTCAATGTTGCCGCCAAGCTCATCATACAGCGTTGGGTCAATGGCTTTGATATGCTCCATTGTCATGTTGTACTGTGAGAGCGAGTCGTAATTCCGCAGATACTCCTGATAGCTCAGAGTTTCTCCACGCTGGATTTTTTCCTGAGACGCGTTCAGCCCTTCCGCGGCGGTCTGGATATTCTCAAAGAGCGTGGGCAGGCGTGCGCCGTAAAGCGTGTTTGTGCGGGTAGCGACAGGTTCTCCGAAACCTTCCGGCGCAGAACCAAACTGCCCGTAATAGCGCCCCATACTGCCGACAGGCAGTGGCTTCCAGGACTCGTAGTCATCGTTGCCGTTATAGACTTTCAGTTCTTTGTACAGGTTGGTGACTGTACTTTTGTCCAGCCAATCAGGGGGTTCGTAGTCATCCGCTTGCAGGCGCAGAAAGTCATACCATCTGCCTACCCGCTGCGGGTCATCCCAATAGTTCGGCTTGTTATCATTCTGTGTAGCCCAGGGCGCGAAGTTATCTGTACGCGCGACCGCATCCGGCTTCCAGTAGTATTTATCTTTGTTCGCTGAGGACATGCGGTAAAAGCGGTCATATCCTCGCGGCACATAGTTTGCCATCGAGCCTTGATAGCCCTCACGATGCGCCTGCTTTGCAAGCCAGCGCGTGCGGTCTCGAATCCACATGGAATGACTTTTGTTACTATCACGATAGCGCTGATAGGTCTCGTTATTTGGGACAAACTCGTCGGTCATAAGCGCCTCGTTATGTTATATTCCACTGCAACAGTGTACTGTACCACTGGTTTTTTCGCACTGAATCGCCGTAGATTCCTGGCGATGACGAGTAGCTTCCACCGCCGCCCCCACCCCAGCCGCCGCCCCATCCACCATAGCCATCCCAGCCTGTATCCTCAACGACCTCATCACCGGGCACAGAGTCGACTGAGTGCCCCCCGATTTCATACGGGTCGCTTGCCCAGGGGTCTACTGCCCCTCTCGCTATCAATTCAGCAAGTGTCTCGCGTGGGAGCGCTTGTATCGCCGCCCATTCAGCGGCGTTTTTTGTTTCTTTTTCACGCAGAGCCTTCAAGTTGTTCCCAGTAGAACCATAAGCAGCGCCACCGACCTCATAAGGGTCGTATCCAAACGGGCTAATTTGTCCGCTTGCAAGCGCATTGCGCATACGTTCTGGATAGTTATATGTCAATGGTTTGCGCTGAGCTATTGGTGTCCAGGCTGGCTGTTGCTTTGGCTTTTTTTGGGTAGCATTTTCCCACCAATTTTGAAGCTGGCGACTACCGCCGTAAGGGCTGGATATATCAAACGGAACAGAGCCAGGCAAATACTGCTGTTGATTTTTATAACTTGTTCTGCGGTTTTCATCGCGTCTCTGCGCCATTAGCGCCCGCATCCGGCGGTTAGCGGCGGCAATCTGCTCCTGTCTCACCCTATTCAGTTCGCGTTGTTCAGCGAAGTAATCATAGGTATCGCGCGGGTTAGGTTGCGCGGGTGTACGGACAGTGCGCGTTTGGGGGACGCGATAGTTCGGGCGGTAGTTAGGCGGAATGTAATCAGGATTAACTTGGCTTGGCATTTTGTTCTCCTTCCAGAATCGCCATGATTTCAGGGTTCTGTCTGGCAGCGGCGGCTAACTTTGGATCAGCCTCGATTTGCGCCCGCAGCATTTGGATAGCCGCGGTAAGCAGTGGTTCGCTCCACTTATCGGACAACTCTTGTAGCTGACCTTTAGAGAAAGCCTTAGCCAAGAGGTAGAGATTGCTGGCATCCACTACGGTAATCACATCTCACCTTCCTGCAATTCTTGCGGTTCGCCTGTGGCTGGTGTTGGTTTCATTCCTGGTCGTGAAGCTGGCAGAGCGCCCTGTGCCACAATCGAAGGCATCCCGCCCATATTCGGATTATTCTGGTCAGCGAAGCGAGCGCGTTGCTCAGCCATAGACATTGCCTGTGCCCGCTGCATCTGTTCCTGTTGGCGCATCGCGCGTCCCTGCATCTGCTGCTGCTGCTGCATCTGCGCTTGTTGCTGTTGCATCTGAGCCTGCTGCTGCATCTGAGCCTGCTGCATTTCCGCCTGGACCTGTTTGCGGATGTCATTTTCCATTGCCTTTGTGAAATGTTCCTGCACCATCTGTTCCACAAAGCGTTCCTCGATGACCTTTTTGGTCATGTCCTTAGACTGTCCAACGTTCAGGATATTCTCGCGTATCCACTCATCGGAAGCCAGCCCCTGTTGTTTGAGCATAGAGGCGATATTAGCCTGCTGGAGTTTATCCTGCGGGAGTTCTGCGTCCAACTGCACGTCAATCACCAGATTGTCAGGTAATTCTTTAGGGTCAATGTTGAGTGTTCCGCCGTCGTAGAGCGCGGTGCGTAAACTGTTTTTGTCTTTTATCATATCGACCATCAGTTCCAGAGCAGAGCCGATGCCCCATCCGCCGCAGCGTTGGTAGGCAGCCAGCGGTAAGCGTCCTGATTGCGTCAGGAGAGATATAGACGAGAAGCCCAAATTGGTATTACCGCCCTGACCGAGCGCAGTCTTATAGATAGTGCTTTCCTCGAACAGCTTATTAGCGACATCCAGCCCGTAGAGCATATCCTTGTTGAGCACATCGCGCTGGAGCGGTGTGAGTCGATCGCCAGGGTTGAGGTGCACGATACCGCCCACGTTCCCGAAGTCAACTTCAATCTGGCTGTCAGGTTCTGAGCGTTCGTGCACGAACATCGCGTTAGAGGCGACGGCGAACAGGTTGGTATACATCGCGGTTAGTTCAAGGTTCGTTCTATCCCACAATTCCCCCTTCCACACGCCGTACAGGAGCGGCTGGTACTGGTGTTCCGGCTCACTCTGGAGCAAGAAACCTTCCGCTCCCTGCACAATAATCGGGATGCAGGGCAGGTCGTGGCGACCACTGTTCTCTTTGCCAACGAGAGGCTCGGACATATCGTCCACCCAGGAAAAATGCACGTCCAAATCCCAATAATCCTTGTATGTCACGACATCCGTGTCTGATTTATTCTTTAGCTGTTCCAATTCGCCGAACATTCCCTTGACAGTCGCGTAAGGCATCTCAGTTTCGCGGTAATAGGCGCGTAAGCCGAAGGAATCGAACTCAGCGTTGCCGCATTTAGGGTCAAGCGGCTGAAAAAGGAATGGAGTAGAGCGAGCGATGCGTTCATAGCGGGTAATAGCGGCTTTAGAGGCTGTTTTCCCGCGTTTTTTCTGGAGTTTCAGCAAATCCTCGGTGTCCGTGAGTGCCAAATGGAACTGTCCATAGCGTAAAAGCGACCCCACAAGCTCATAGTGGACGGGTTTCTGGTTGATTCTGCCGGACTGGTAGAGGACAGCCTTGCACATTTTCTCTATTTGCTCAGAATTTTCGACTGAAACGGGGTCGTTCTTATCGTGGGGGACAGAGACAATAGGTTCAGATGCGGTGAGCAAGCGCATTGCGCCCAGGTACTGGTTGCGTGCCTCTGGAGAGGTGGTAATTTTGAGAGTTGGGTCAGTGGGTTTATGTGTCCACTCCATATTGATCATCAAATCCATTTCCTCTTGCATAGAATGGAGTGATGTGTTATTTCCGAGCAATTCCTGCCCGTGCAATTTAGCTTCTTTGAATAAGTCCACTGGTTACCTCCGGTGTTCAGATGCGTTCAAGATTAAGAAATGGGGATTTCTTATAGGGTACAGGGGTAGTGTTATGATAGTCGCGGACAGAGGTTAATAAATATTTGAGAGCGTCGTAAGCATGGTCCTCCATGCGGGTATCTACGTCCTCTTTGTGGTACTTGTCATAGACCAATTGGGAGAGTTGTTTAACCAAGTTTGGGCAAGTGTTGAATATAAGCAATCCAGGCAGTCCGTCCTCCATTGGGTTGAGAAGGCGGTCAATCTTTCGTTTACCATCCAGGCGGTCATTATTTCCCTTACGCAGGGGGACTCCGTTTTGGGCGTATATCTGCGCAGAAGAGGTAATGATTTCCTGCGTCTTTCGTGTCCACATAGCGGGGTCAGCGAAGCGCAGGGCTTTCTTGTCGAAGTCATCGGACATATCAAGGATTTTCCTCGCCTGCTGTCTATCGGTAAGTTCCGTTTCATAAATCTCCTTGTAGATAACAATGCGTCCGTTATCGGGGTTACGAGCGCCGAACAGAGCGCAGAAGGGAGCGCGGTAGCCGGAGTCGATACCAATCAAGCGTGTCCAGTAATCTGGAATATCAATCGGGTCAATGACGTGGGTGCGTTTGTTGAAGGTTTTGAAAGCGAGACCTTTGAAGACATCCCAATCGCCCAGCAGCCAGGCGCGTTTGAGGTCATCTGGCAGGGAGTTAAGCATCAGGTAATAAGAGGGGTCAAGGTGCGGGTTGTCGGTGGGGAGCGCCGGAACGAAATTGAACTCTGAACTCAAAGGTTCTAATTCGGGTGGATATACGTGGTGTATAAAGTAATTCTTCACCCAATCATTACCAATTCCGTCTGGGTTACTTCCGGCGATGAAGCAAGGTTTTTTAAGACCAGCCCATCTCAAAGAGCCGATGAGGATATTGAATGTGTCCACGTTGTGTTCAGTGAGTTCATCGACACCGATGATGCCGAACTCGGCAGATTTGTATTTTGTGGACTCGTCAAGGTTTCTCAGGGTCAGTGCGCCCCCCCCGAATTTTTTATCAAGATAAAACGCCAACCCAAGCGTCTTATTTTCTTTGAGAACGCCGAGCCAGGCAGGGAACTCGGACGCGATCTTACTAATCTGGCGATCTTTCAAGTTGGTATAGGTAGACGAAAACAGACCGCCCACGATACCAGGGTAGCCCACCTTCGCCTGATACAGAATCCAGCTAAGCATCGCCCAGCGAAGCCAATAAGAATTATGTGTTGGTATCATGCTGCGTCCAGCAAGATAAGTATTGTCTGGCGAGTCAACGGAGATACAGCACATAAGTTGGGGTTCTACTTTGACAGCGTCTACGATGTATCTGCGTTTATGAACCCCGTTGAAGTCATCCATCTTTTGTCTGGCGAGCTTGCGTGGAAGCCTGAAGACTGGCAGGTTTGTCATAAAGCACATATCATAAACCGCGCCGCAGTCTTTGCCATACAGTTTTGCGCGACTCTCGCGCACGGTTGTCTTTATTCCGAGAGACACAATCAGTTCATACACGCCATCAACAAGCTGCTTGTTTGTGTTTGTGAAAGAGCAATGTCCTCTTTCGTCAACAGTACCGTCCGTGTCCATAAGCCCTTGAAGCAAGGCGAGCCTTTGTGGCAATGACGCGCGGAGATACTTAATGGGTATATGCTTGTTGGAAAGAACGCCAATATCTCTAAGCAACCCTTTCAGTTTCAGTATGCCGAAGGTATTGTTATTGCGTACTGATACGACATAACCGGATTTTTCTATTTCGTCAAATATTTCCCGATCTATTCCGGTAATGTCGCCGCTGGTAGAAGTTCCATCGCCGAGCCACGCGCCAAGAACGTAGGGGTCAATGAGCAGGTCAGCGTCTGGCAGACAGAGCGGTTTGCAAGTCAATATGGCGTGGTTATGTTCGCCCTGATTTCCAACCGTCAGTGTGTCTACGATTTCCTGCGTGGTACGGATGCCAGGAGTTGGCTTATCGAGATACGAATATATCTGCGTGCTATTGCGCAGCGCGAGGTCTGGTCGTTTACCATTTCCGCGAGAGCGGCGGGTAGCGCGTCTATGAGCGCGGTACTCTTCTGTTCTGCGTTTACCTGATTGTCTATCCGCCCTTGTTTCTGTTACCCACTGGTGAGAAGCGCCAGCGCGAATCACAGAGCCGTCAGAGAAATACAAATCATAAGTTTTGTCGTACTCCGGTTCTGAGCGCCATTGTACGGTACACGGCATACCATCAGAGCCAAGCACCTGATCGCCTGCATTCAAATCAACGATTCGATTCCAGCCGTAAGGTGTTGGGATAGGCGTGTTTATATCAAGCAGTTTTCCGCCACCCCTGGCACCCCCGTACAGGGTGAAGGTATGTTTGAACATTGACTTGAAAGCCTCATCCTGGCGTGGGGTGAAGTCTACCAAATCAGTGAGGGAGACAAAACCCTCTTTACTCGTCTGGCTCATCCGTTATTTCCTTGTCGAAGATGATGCCGTCCACCCCGCCGGAAACCTCAATGTTGGTAATGGGCGGTTCGATATAGCGGAACAGGCGGATGAGATGTTTCATCCACTCGCTTGCGGGAAAATCAAATGTAACGCCCTTGATCACATTCCCGTTCTCATCAACCCTGTCCGGTAATTTCACTTTTCCGGTGGAGATAAGCTGTGCCATCGCGTCAGCCATAATCTGGCGGCGTTCGAGCTTTGTGAGATTGTCGCCAATCAGCACTTCAATTTCTTTTCCAAACTCAACTCTGATAAGGCTTGCCAGAGTATGCTCAGCCTTTGGTCTTCCGGTTGGATTGTTGACGCTTCCTGGAAGAAGCCGCCCGTGCGCGTCTCTTGCAACTGCCATAATTGCCTCCGCAGATAGAATGTTAGTCCCTACTACACTACCATATTGTACACCTTTTGTCAAAGGTTTGCTGTCAAATGTCCGTCATTTGTCCGTCACGCGTCCACGTTTTGTCCGTCTCGCGTCCATTAAACGGACAGCTCACGGACACAGATAAAGAAGAGAAGAAGAAGAGAAGAAGAAAGAGAAAGAGAATAGAATAGAACAGAAAGAGAACAGATGCAGAAAAATTTCTCTTTTTCCCGTCTGCGTGGAAAATTGGGCATAAAACAAAGACAACCCTGTTGAATGATAGATTGCACATTATTCAGTACAAATCTTGAATTTACCCGCTTATTTTGCGTCCAGAGGCAAACCAGAACAAATCCACAAATAACTAACGGATAGAATGATAACAACTGCCAGCATATCGGGCAGTTTCGCAAACTGCCCGATAATCAGGACTTCGATTGTAGTCGATGAAATTTGAGATACAAGCTATTTTGTGTATCATAATCGATGAAATGTGATACACAAAGTTTTGTCAATAAGTTGACATAAGTTCTGAATAAACGAAGTTTTGTAAATAAATTGATACCCCTTATTCGCGCATTTATTCGGGGCAGTCTTGATGCTGGTCAGCCTTTACCACGATTCGCATATTTATAGCCGGTGGCGAGAATCGAACTCGCGTATTGTCTCTTACAAGGAGACCTACCACCTTACACCGGCATCCCTGTTAGCCCCAATGAGATTATAGCAGATGTTTTAGATGGGGGACAGTATTTTACTTTGCAATTTTCTGGAGTGGGTATTCCAGTTTCGCAGTCGTTCGATTACAACAGGGGACCCCCTACCCCCTGCTGTACTCGACGCTGCTGCGAGGGGGGTGAGATTATCACGGCGTGTGTTGTCGTGCTGGCAGTAAAATTGCGGGCAGCGTCAAGCCGCCGTTATGCACGCGTTGGGCAGGGTGTAAGCGTGTAGGCGTGTAAGGTATTCTATTGTTATGTTAGGGATGATAATTACAATGTGACCGGTTGGTCACTTTTTTTGGGCAAGGTTATATGGCGAGTCGGGAGAGCTTTTACTCTCTACACTTACACCAAGGACAATAAAACGGCTTAAAATCGCTGCCTTATTGCGATGCCTTACGATTATCGGATTAAATAAAATAACCCGCATATTATTGCGGGTTATTGTTATGCGGGTTATGCTTTAAGTATTACTTTTTTACTGAAAGTTTAAACCCGTCGCCGTTATCTTGGTCTTGGTCTTCCAGCTTATAATAGCCGTTGAAAGAAAAAGTCCAGCCCGCTACTTTGCGGTTAAAGAGGTTAAGGGAAAGGCTCTTTCCCGCCTTGCTTTTCGGCGCGCCCTCTTTTTGCATCTTGACGTGAAGAGTCAAGGTCTGAGTAGCTTCGTTATATTCGGCGCTAAAGCGCTCAGGACTCTCCACTGCTTTTGGTTTGTCTTCCTTAGCTTCAGCTTCAGCCTTCGCCTTCGCCTTCGCCTTCGCTTCAGCTTCCTGAAAGCTGTTAGCGATAACTACCTCGCCGTCGGGTTTAAAAATACTCATGGGATTCTTATTTGCTGGCATGTTTGACCTCATCTTTCTGATTGTTGTTGTTGGATAAAATAGCTTGTGCGTGTTTTACGGCTTTGGCTTGCGCAATTACTTTGCGCTTTCGTGAATCCGTTTTCATGAATTGCAATTCAATGTATTCTGATAGAACCTCGCTTTCTACTATTGTTAATTTGCTGATAACGAATACTTTCATGATTTTAACCTCGCTTTCTGAACTTGGCTATAGAATAGCACGGTTTTTTTACTTTGTCAAGTGGCAATTTTACGATCACCCCACTCCGATTTTATAGAACATTTGTTCTACTTTGGAGCTGGGATCATCCAACGCCTTGCACATTACACATAACGCATTACAGATTATGCCAGGAAAGAACCTAAGCGGAATTACAAATTATAACGGGTTGCGGGCAGCCAACGCATTACCTATAATGTATTTGGGAATTACCTGGAAGATAACCAAAGCGGAACCACTAATTGTAAATGTGTTTCGCGTGCATAGTACAAAAGTATTACGCGCCTGGGTAATGGGAATAGGTTACGCGCGGGCGTAAGATATTCAGTAATGCGAACACTAATGGGGCTGGCAGAAAAAACTTGACTTTTGCTCAGCGGTCGGCTATACTGTTGGCAAGCAATCAAGCCGAGCCGAGCAGGCTCTATTAGACTATTAGGCTATTTAGAAAGAGGTGAGACAGTGGAAATTGGATGGGAATACCCGAAGTATTATGGCGTGAATAAGTCCTGGCATACAATCGTTGGAAGTAAATCTATAAGGGTTGCAATCGATTACTACGACCAACACCTAAACGGAACCCGCACGTATCACGGGAGCGTGAACGGTGATAACGTGAAGTGCACTTATGATGGTTCCAAGGCTTATGCGGAACGCAAGTTTCGCGAGCTACTAACCGAAACCGCACGCGGATATTAGAAAGGAGATAACATGGAAATCACATTACCCGCAGAAGTATGCAAGAAAGCACATAAGGTGCTGAAGCTCCCGTTACGTGGAGTCACGAAAGCGCTTACGGTTCTTTCATATGTACAGGTTGAAGTGGATGAGAATGGTGTCTTATTCACTTCCACTAACCTGGAAATGTCAGTTGTATATGACCCAGGGTTATCTTACACGGGCGGTGAATATGGCGTAATGCTCATCCCGCTTGCGCTATTAGATGTAATAGGTGACGGCTTTGTCACATTTAGTGACGATGGCGGTGAGGTGATCCGAGACTATCTCGGTAAGACCAAAGATATTTATATCAACCCGTCAGACTGTCCGGTTTGGAGCGCCCAGGTGGATAAGCTCGTTGCCTGGTTCAGCGCAGAGCAGATGAAAGACCTAACGAGCCTTATCCCCTTCTGCTCCAAAGATGAAACACGACCAAACCTGTTCGCCGTACGCCTGCTGGGAAAGGACGGTTTCATACGCTTTGATGCGACAGACGGCTGGAAGCTGGCAATGATTGAATCCGCACCCGCCTTTGAGTATGAGGGTGAACAGCTTGTACCACTTCCGGTGTTGCAGAAGCTGAAAGGGTTGCTCACGACAGTCAAGCCCAATACAATAGGTTGGGGTATCCAAACAGTGGAAAAAAATCCCATGCATCGCGCTCAGCCATATGGTTCATTTTGGATGGAGTATGGTTTCGGGAATATAGAATTACGCTATATGGGAATTGACGGTAATTTCCCAAACGCCGATCCCATCCGCTATCCAGGTGAGGAGTATGCTGAAATTGAAACAGATAAACTCCGTCTGTATGTGGACGCTGCCGTAAAATCAAAGCAAGAGCATGTTCCGCTTGTGTTTCACGATGGCAAGATGTCATTCGGAGATGCTGAACAGCCCTTCCCAAATCGGCTGGAGTTTACCATTCACTTCAATCCTGTATATTTACAAGCGTGTCTAAGTTTGTTCAATGGGCATTGTCAGTTCCATTCTATTGCGAGCAATCTGCCAGCAACATTCAAGACTGATGGGCGTGAAGTAATTCTAATGCCTATGAGAGCCCCTGATTATACAGGAATAGTGGTGAGCTAATGGAAGCCCTTGAGATAACACTCAAAGTAATATTCTGGATCGGCGTTTCTGTATGCGGTCTACTCGTAGCCTGCTGGTTAGATGACGAGCTAAAAGACCTGTTCAAATAACTGCTTGCCTGCTGGCGGGCATTGTACACCAGCAGAAAGGTGCAACATGAGCGAGCGTTTCTTATATACAACCTGGGGATATGATATGACCATCGTAGACTTCGCTTTGGTCTTGTCAGAAACAGACAAAACTATTCTATGCCAGCGGATTGGAAGCCGGAAGTCGGATAATTATGGTCAATCCGGTTATGTCATTCCAAATCCAGGACAGAAGATTGGAAAACCATTCCGTTTGCATAAGCGAAACGGTTATAGCGTAGGAAGTTATCCCTTCGCGGACGATAATGAGCATAAAAAATCGGGCATGTTTTGGGATTGGGATGGTGAACCATTGTATTTTAGTGAGATGGATTAGATTGAAAGGAGCATAACATGAGCAATAAACTACCTGTAACGATAAAGCAGGACGTAGATATTCTGTTGTATAACTTCTATCCAGAAGCGCTTACGCCAATGCAAGTAATGCGTAAAGTTAACAACCCAATCACAGGTTGTTATGATTGGCACGAGTATTCACATTACCTGGAAGAGCTTAATAGAAAAGGCACAGTGCGAATGGTGGGCTTGAACGCTGACGGCATGACAAAGTATGTGTATGCCGAGAAACATTTGAAGTAGGAGGCATAAGATGAAACCTAAAACATTATGGGATTTGATGAAAGATAATGCGCCTAATAACGGCTTTTGTTATTCAACTTATCCTTATGCTTGTATGCTTGATGAGGCGAAGTCGCATGCGTCAAGGCTTCCAGTACCTAAACGATATGCTATCACAAAGAGCGATAAGAACGGCTGCGACCTTGTGTCTATTTGTACAAACCCTTCCAGACCAAGTCGCAAAAACACAATCGAATTATATTGGTGGCATAAGTAGGAGGCATAAGATGGACGTAATGGATTTGAATAAATTGGATGCGCTATTGGAGGACGTAGGCAATCTGTTCAGCGAGATAGAAGACCTTGTTTATGACCGTGCGCCTGAAGAATTAGAGCACGCTGTGTTCCTAATGGTTCAAGCGTGGGGCGAAGTGATTTGTGTTGTTGACGACTTGGGACGCAACCCCCAGGACATTCAGAAAGGAGAACGAGATGAGTAAGGAACAGAAGCAGTACTTGAATTGGATTAGCAGGGCTTTGTGTAATGCGATTTCCGATATTACCCTTGCTAATATGACCTTTATTGAGATGAACGCAAAGAACCTGATTGACTATCAGGAAGCATCTGCCATTGACCATTACATAGAACGGGCAATGTTACCCGTCCAGGATGCGCTTGAATATGTGGATAGCTTGGTTGACGAACCAGACAACGGAGGTGAAGGATGAAGCGTAACCTAACGGTAAAAGAAATTGAGTTGCCCCGTAAGAATATACGCAATCGCAGGGCATCGGCAATTTTATTGTCCGGATTGTGGCTGAAAGATGCTGGCTTTGCGCCAGGCGATAAGGTTGAACTGTCGGTGCAAAACAATCGCATCGTTATCACGAAAGGAGGTGAAGGATGAAAGATAAAAGTTATTGGCTAACGCAAGACCAGATTGATGACTTGCTGGATGTTCTCGTCAACGGGTATATGCACTCGGAAGGCAACGAAGGTCAGCGTGTCTGGATCACCTACGATGTAAAGACAGGCAGGTTCTTGTATGAGCTTACACGCTATTCAGATGCTATCTACATTGACTATGTAGAACGTGGATGCTTTGGGTCTGACGGGCAAGGCACACCAACCAGAGATGACATTGAGGAATGTATCGTGTACTGCTTCCTGGAACAGTGGGTTGATATTGCTGACCAGAGAATTGCCTATGTGCTAAATCGTGGGGAGGAGGTGATGTGAATTGGCAATCGTAATACTTGCCCTGCTCATAGGACTGATACTGTACACAAGTTCTTGACAGGACAGACCAGAAATATTATCATAATTGGAGTAGAAAGGAGTAGACAAAAAACACCTAATCGAACAACCAATTGTAAATGTCCGAAACAGTATTTTATTACTGCGCTGTCGTGCTTAGAGATAGATTGGAGGCAACATGAATGAAATAGTGTCGTATAATGACAAGGTTCTGGCAACAATGGATGATGTGGAAAGGGCTGCCAGAGCAATGGCTGGAAGCGGTTTCTTTACGGATGCCGCACAAGCAAGTAAAGCTGTCGTGAAAATCCTGGCGGCAAGAGAGATCGGTCTCGGACCTTTTGCTGGGATGGTAGGGGTGAATATCATCCAAGGCAAGCCAGCTTTCTCCGCCAATATTATGGCGGCGTGTGTAAAGAAATCAGGGCGGTATAACTACCGAGTTACGCTCATGACAGATGCTAAATGTTCAATTGTGTTCTCCGAGAAAATAGATGGTAAGTGGGTGGAGATCGGCACTTCTGACTTTACCATTGAGGAAGCTCGGAAAGCTGGCACAAAGAACCTGGATAAATTCCCGCGGAACATGCTGTTCGCTCGTGCGATGAGCAATGGGGTACGATGGTTTTGTCCGGACGTGATGAACGGAAGCGTGGTCTATACTCCCGAAGAGCTTGGCGCTGAGACAGACCAGGAAGGGAATGTGGTAGCCGTAAAGGTTGTTGAACGCGCACCCAAACCAACACCTAACGAAGAGGTTGTTGATGGGGAAGTGGTTGAAGAGACCCACGAAATGACGCTCCAGGAAGCGATGGTGTACGAGAACAGCGATGGTCAGCAATATGGAACGTTGCCATCAGAAATCTTGCAATCTATGGAGCTTGCTATAGGCAAAGCTCTAAAAGGTGCAGACCAAGAACAGTATGATATTTACACAAAGAAGTTGAAGGCTGTGCAGATTATTCTGGCAAGCCGCAAACAGTAACTAACAGTCAGCCCACCAGTCGGCTCATAATAGGCTGGTAGAAAGGTGCACAATGGACATAGAAACAATGAATAGTATTATTTCTCAACTGAAACGAGGGCGCGTGTCATTTTATAATGACAGACTTGAGCTTCGATTGAATTTAATCCAGATTGGCAATACCTTTACATACGAAGTTAACTACATTCCCAAGCCAACTTTCATAGTTGTTGGTAAAGGGAGAACTGTCGAGGATGCTGTTGTAGACTTTCGCGAAGAGTGGGAAAAATATGTAAATAGCTGCTTTGCTAATGACAGGCTGGTATATGGTGGGTGAGACTAAGCCGTGTAAGAACTGTAAACATTGGCAGCGTCTGCAGGAAGACCCTATCATAGGGCACTGTTGTAAGTATCAGGAGAGTCGCTTTCAACTTGAAACCTGCCAGCAATGGGAGTTCGGTGAACAGCGTCCTACCAAAAGATATTGCATGCACGAGACGGCGAAGTACGAGATCGCTTTGAGTAAAGCGGACGCTGATTGTTACGATGACGATGACTGACAGAAAGGAGGGCTATGGCAAACTATTGGATAAAGCTGAAACACGATGTTCTAACAGACCCAAAGATGGGTATGTTGAATGACCGTGTGTGGCGGCTTGCCATAGAGCTATTCCTTTTGGCTGGCGTGATGAACAAGGACGGTCAGTTACCAAGCGCCGCGGATATATCATGGATACTCCGCAAGAATTATGCGACGTTCCTGGAAGACCTGAAAGTCCTGGAAGACGTTGGGATTATCAGGTATGAAAACAGCGCACCATTCGTAATAAACTTTGTGAAGCATCAGGCAAAGATGCCCGATGCTGAGCGAAAGCGCAAAGACCGTGAAGCCGCCAGGAAGGAAGCTGGCACTGACTTGTCCACCGATTGTCCACAAATCGGACAGACGGCGGACACAGATAAAGAAGAAGAAAGAGAGGAAGAAACAGATAAAGAAACAGATGGAGAACAGAAGAGAACTGATTATCCCCTGACAGTTGCTGGCGTGTGGGACGCATACGCTGATAACTTTGGTAATCTCAATGGCAACCAGGACGCATTGAGAAATATGGTTAATACTTTTGACGCTGATAATGTGCTGGATGCAATGACTTATTGCATCGAGCGCGACAAGCGGTCAATCGCTTATCTAAAGTCTGTACTTGTAGGCAGGCGCAGAGATGGAAAGATTTAGGAGGATTATGTATCATAAAGTGACCGTGTTGGGTAATGTTGGAACTGATGCGAAGTTGTACGATGGGATAAACTCACAGTATATAAGGTTTTCCCTGGCGAGTAACAGGCTCATCCGTAATTCTAATGGTGTCCAGGAAGAGGTAACGATCTGGTTTAACATCACAAAAACGGGACACGATTTGACAGGGCTGTTGGCGCAGATAACCAAGGGTTCACGTGTTCTTGTCGAGGGCGTGCTGGTAGCGGACAAGCTGTCCGGACACCCTAAAATATTTACGAACAAGGCTGGCGTAGCAGATGCCGCCTATGAGATAGCGGCGGATAACATTGTCTTGATATCACACCCGCTTCCGAAAGAGAAACCGTTTATTTCTAATCTGATGAAAACAGATTATGACATAGACTACGATGAGGATAACTACGATGAGGAGGAGTAACATGGAATGGATTGAAATCGCTATGGGATTGTTATCAATGACTGGCATCGGACTATTGGTGTACAACTTGTTTAGTTTGCGCCAGGAGAAAGACGAACCGGAAGAAGATGAAGTAACTAACTATCAGAAGTTACAGTACCTGGAAAGCTCAGCAGACTTTGCCGTCAAGGCGGCAGAAAGAACAGGCGATGCTTTCAACGCAGAGGATAAGCATGTGTACGCTTGTCAGATTGTGGTTAATCTACTCGATGTCTTGAACGTTGAACACGCTCCAGAACTTGTGGATGCCGCCGTGCGTAAAGCACAGTATGACTTGCAGCCCAAAGGCAAGTCCGGTTTTTGTTAGGAGGTAACTATGTTTCAACAAACAACAGTAGTGGGCTATGTTGGAAACGCGCCAGAGCTTAAGTTTGCTGCGGATGGGAAACCCGTGGCAACATTCTCGGTCGCATCATCTAAACGGAATAAAGCTGGCGAGGACAAGACCACCTGGTTTCGTGTCATTGTCTATGGTGTGCTGGCTGAAACAATCGTCGAGCATCTAAAGAAGGGAGCACTGGTGCTGGTGCTCGGCGAATTGAACTCCGACATAGATACGGGCGGTCCAAAAGTATACCAGAAGAGAGATGGTTCGTGGGCTTCGTCCTATGAACTCTATGCGCAATCAGTAAGATTTTTATCAAAGAAAGAGGAGCACGATGAAATCAGCTATTGAGTTACTTGACGAATACAGTGATAATTTGGTGGGTGCGGATACCTATGGGCGTGAGAGAGACAGGCTCATTGATGAAATCCTAACGCCAGAACAAAAGTCTGCCATTGAAGACATCAAGGCAGAGTTCAATGAAAAGATTGACGCGCTTACTGAGCGTAACGCAACAATCTCTAACACGCTCAAGGCGTATGTAATTGAGAATGGAAGCACGCTGAATGGTACGCTGCACCAGGTCGTATACACAAAGGGGCGTATAAGCTGGGATACTAAAAAGCTGGACGGTTATGCCGCCGCGCACCCTGAAATATTGGAGTTCAAAACCGAAGGTGAACCGAGCGCAAGTTTAAGAGCGAGAAGGTCTTAATGAGAGAGCAACCAAGATTGGAGGTTAAGGAATGAGCGTGCAACTTTACTTGGGTGACTGCCTCGAAGTTATGCGCTCAATGCCGGACAAGAGCGTGGATGCGGTGATAACAGACCCGCCGTATTTTCTACCAGCACAGCACTATCAGACACGCAAACAATTCCAGCGCAATTTTAGCGACTTAGGAATACTTGAACACTTTTTCAAAGATTTATATACCGAAATGGCACGGGTAATAAAGGATGATGGATGCTTTTATATGTTCTGTGACGGGCAAAGCTATCCGCTGTTTTGGTATCACGGATTTAAGATTTCCAAAAGCGTCCGACCTTTAATCTGGGATAAGAGCGTGTCAATAAACGGTTATGGATGGCGACACCAACACGAACTTATTTTGTTTGGTGAGATGCCAAAAGCAAAGCCAATTCCAACGGGCGACGGTGACATTCTCAAATACAGGGCGGTTGCAGTTGATAGTCGTGAGCATCCAGCAGAGAAACCGGTGGAATTGCTAATCCGACTTGTTGAGAAATCTGGTGCAACAATTCTCGACCCGTTTATGGGAAGCGGTGCGACTGGAATTTCGTGCATAAAAGCAGGGCGTAACTTCATCGGGATTGAGATTGACCCGACTTACTACGCAATTGCAGAACGCAGGATAGCAGAGGCGCAGATGCAACCGAGATTGGAGGTAGAATGAAGCCACCTATGCGACAGGGCAGTCCTGACGATTTTCAGACACCCGCAAAAGCAATACTGCCGCTATTGCCATATCTGGGAAAAAGCTGGCGTATCTGGGAATGTGCGTGCGGAAATGGAAATCTGGCAAATGGGCTACGGGAAAAAGGCTTTGATGTCGTAGCAACGGACATAATAGGCGGATACGATTTTCTGACATACCAACCGGAAAACTTTGATTGCATAGTTACCAATCCGCCTTTTAAATATAAGCAACAATTTCTGGAACGCTGTTATCAGATTAGGAAACCGTTCGCCTTATTATTGCCACTAACAACACTTGAAACCAGAAAGAGACAGCGATTGTTAGAGAAATATGGGGTTGAGATAATTCTATTTGACAGACGCATTAACTTTGAAACGCCTAACAAGGTTAAGAACAGCGCGGCTTGGTTCGCTACTGCTTGGTTTACAAATTGGCTGAATATTGGTTCTCAACTTAATTATGCCAGATTGGAGGTAGAATGAGCGTCAAGATTGAGGATAAAGAAAGCATTGAATACTGGAAGGACAGGGCGGCGTTCCTGGAGTCTGTCATCTATGAACTGCGTGAAGCAATCAAGGATGAGCGCGAGGACGAAACATCCCGCATCTCCCAACTGGAGATCGGGCTTGGTCAGATTTACCATATCGTTGAACGGCTTGTGAAAGGAGGATGATTATGAACACTGAATATGTCAAGAGGTCGTTGATTTACGCAAGAGATTTCAATCAGGGATTGTATCTCACCCACGAGGATGTGCCAGAATTGCTGAACTATCTGGATGCGAATGAACCGATTTACAGTAATGCCTTTCCTATTGCCTACGATGCTGACTCAGTAAGATACACGATGGCGGTGGCTCTTACACCAAAAGAACCAGCGTATGTGCCCACGCAAATCTTTGTGAACAATGGCGTAACCGTCTGCAAGTTTGCGGATGGGGATGTTGTTACTTCAAAGCCGAGAGAGGGTGAACCGTTCGACCCCGAAGTTGGAGTTGCAATGTGCATCGTTAAGAAGTTGTTCCGTGGGCGTGGGAGATGGCTCAGCTATCTCCGTGATAAGGTAAAGGTCCAGGAAGGGAAGGTGAAGAAATGATAACCATTAACATTGTTGGCGGATTGGAAGAGAAGTTGATAGAGCTTGCGCACCAAAGCGGTGAGACGCCTGAAGAGACTGCGTGCCAGGCAATCGAGAACGCTTGGTTTGACACAATGCGCGAGATGGATAACTATGAGAATGAGGATTGCAACCACGACACGCTTATCCTGGTCGTGACACCCAACCATTCCTATTACCGCTGTCGCTGGTGCGGTAAGCGGCTCGATGTGTTCGATGACGAAGACATTCCGTTTTAGAGGAGGCGTGTAATGGAGTTCAGCATTTCGTGCGTAAGAGGCAATGACGAAAATAATAAACCTTGCGATGGGGCATATTTGAAACCAGAACCGAATAGCTGTGACGGCTTTGCCTGGTTTATCAATATCGGCACGATTGAGGATTTGTTGAAACTCTCTGATAGCTTGGGCTATTCGTTGATAGTTTCATATGCCTACAATCATCCAAACATTGAGATTTATGACGATTACAGGGAGACCGATTGATGCTGTTGAAGATGTTCGACGATTTAGCCCGTCGTTTGAGCGGCGAGTGGAAGAAAGAGGTGAAGGAATGAGCAGTCCATATGATTTGAATGGTATTGGAGAGATACTGCGAGGGGCAACGCGGGGCATCACCGCGCAATTGATTACCAGGCTCGGTGCTGAGAATCGTAAACTTCAAGCCCGCATTGCTGAGCTTGAGGCGCATATTGCCGCACTTGAAGAAGCGGCGGAAATTGAAGAGTGGGACGACTTTCCCAATTTTCCAGAACCGCCGGAGGTGAAATGATGAGCGAATTGAAACCGTGTCCGTTCTGCGGCGGAATGCCAAAAGTCAACGACTGGACATTGAAGGGCATTACTGATAAACGGTGTTTTTGTGATAACGAAAAGTGCCCTGTTTATTTGAGTAAGACTATTGCCATAGATGACTGGAACACCCGTCCGATTGAGGACGCGCTAACCGCCCGCATCGCTGAGTTGGAGGCGGCGCGCAGGTGGATACCTTTTGATTGGGAATGTAAAGAAAATCAGCCAGACCATATGCAGGTTTGTCTCGTTCTTACTACTGATAACGAGATGTATTCCGCTATGTTTCTTAGTGATAATTGTTGGACTGGGTTGTGCAGAGACTTCTGCAAATATGAAGTCGCTTATTGGATGCAGTTACCAGAACCGCCGGAGGTGAAGGAATGAGCGCTAAAAGTAAAACGATTTATGTTGTAACAGACGGGGAATACTCGGATTATCATATTGTCGGGGTATTCAGCGCCCGTGAACTGGCGGAGCGATGTCAATCGGCAACGCTCGCAGACGACATTGAGGAGTATGAATTGGATGCTGTAGGCTATAGCCTTTATGATGCAGGCTATCGTCGGTATCACGTGACATTTGAAGGAGAACAAACTTATGTAGAGCAGTCAAAGATGGATGAGCTTACGGGACAATGTATTATCCTTTTTAAAGGTACTCCCCCCAGGATTAGGGTTACCCTTTACGCAAAGGATGAGAAGTATGCCGTCAAGATAGCGGCTGACTATCGCGCCCAATACATCGCAAGCGGTCAGTATGACTTGGACGTTGCTGAGAATCTTAGATATTCGGTTTTTCACGACTTGAATGATGCAACAATTCCAGAATTAGACTGCCTGCACAATTATGACAGACACTAAACCGGAGGATAAAGAATGAGCGAATTGAACGAAACAGAATTGCAACACATCGCATATATGCAAACACTTGAAATTCAAAAGCTACAAGCCCGCATTGCCGAGTTGGAGGCGGAGCTTAGTAAATTGCGCATAGGAGACGCAGAAAATATGAAACTACAAGACTATGTACCGATGTTTATTGAGGCTCTGAAGGGGCAACTGGACGAGGACGAAATGCGCTGGGGGGATACGTGGAAGCACCGCTCCAAAGAGGGGCAAGAGATACGCACAAAGGGGCGTTTTGATGAGTATTTTTCGGCGTTTGTAAATAATGGGATACCAGTCCCGTGGCTAAAAATTGCAGGTGGTGCTTTAATCTGCTGGGTTAGAGAGCAGTTGGCAAGCCCAAGCTCAGAAGTGAAAAGGTGAAGGAATGAGCGAACACGATACGCAGACCGCGTTCTTCCAGCTTGCTGGGTACAACGAGGCGCAATACCCACAGCTTCGCTGGATGCACGCTGTCCCAAATGGCGGATTGCGCAACAGAAATGTCGCAATGAAACTGAAACGAGAGGGTGTAAAGGCAGGAGTTTGGGACGTGTTCCTGCCTTACCCCTCAGGGGGGTGGCACGGTTTGTATATCGAGTTTAAGTTTGGCACGAACAAGCTGACCGACAACCAGATTGAGTTTGGCGATTACCTGAAACAGGCTGGGTACTGTCGGGTGGTGGCATACGACGCTGGTGAAGCAATGAACAGCGTGATTTCCTATCTGGAAGGAGAATTGTGAAGCATACGAACAGCAGTAAGTGCCCGTGTAAGCCTGTTATAGCGTTCAACTTCGGTGAAAGGTATGGTAAAATCTATATACACGCCGCAGATAATGGCGAATATGAGTACCCGCCCCTAAATGCGGTCCTTAGTGCAGTAAAAAAGGCGCTGCGTGGGATTGAGGTGCATCTTGGTTACTACACTGAGGAGAAACTATGAAATTCGAGCGACCTAACGCGTCTGTGTTGGATATTGTCCATAAGATGAAGTCCAAAGACACGAAACATCTGTACGCGATGTCCGATATACACTTTGACAGCGTAAAGTGCGACCTTGCATTGCTGGATAAGCACCTTTCTGCTGCCGCAGAGACCAAATCCCCCGTCCTCATCGGCGGGGATTTGTTTGATGTGATGCAATCGCACGATGACCCACGCCGCAGCCTGGAAGAGTTGCAATCGGAGTATAAACACGACTCCTACCTTGATTTAGTTGTGCTTGACGCGGCAAATTTCCTATCAAAATTCAACGTCCCGTACATTATAGGTATGGGAAACCACGAGACCGCTGTATTGCGTAAAAACAACACGAATTTGACCGAGCGCCTTGTGTACGCATTGAACACGAGCGGTGGTGAAGCCTATTCTATGGGCTATTGGGGGTTTATCAGGATGATATTTCAGTATGAGAAGGGCGATGACCGCAGTACCAAAACGCTGTACTGGCATCACGGCTCAGGCGCGTCAGCACCCGTTACCAGGGGTGTCATTGACACCGCAAGACAGGCGGCTTATCTGCCCGACGCTGATGTTGTCATCAACGGACACAACCATCAGGAGTACGTGGTCACGCTGAACCGCATCAGGCTAACGAAGTGGGGTGCGCCTTACGAACAGTACCAGCACTTTGTGAGAACGCCAGGATACAAGAAGGCTGGTCTTGTGCACGGGGATAAGTTTGGGTTTGACATAGAAAAAATGCCAGCCCCAACAACCAGAGGCTGTGTGAGGCTGGACTTCACATTTTCGCACGGGTCTAAAGTAGAGAACGTGCTTGAAATCTGTCCGGTTGCCTTACTTAGCTAAGGCTTTCAAGACCGCACCCTTGATGGCTTCATACGCACCACTTGCAAGACCGCCTAAGATGATGCCGTACACAACCACCTGAAACCAGCCAGCGAATCCAACTACTGTACCAGTGCTCAGTTGCTGGACGATACCAATCACAACTCCTGTCGCAAAACTCGATAGGAGTTGTGCTTTTCCGGTCAGACCAAGCTGACCCCACAACCAGACCAGAACAAAGACGGCGACTACGGAGGCAATATCAACCATCCCGTATAAGCCTTGTAGAAACTCCAATACTTCAGACATAGCAACTCCTTGATAGAATATGGTTGATTATAACAGACTCCAGACGGGGAGCGTCATCTGCAACATACGCTCCCACGTCCATAGACATTCGCGCCCACCGATGAAGTCAGTCCGCAGGCGGAACATCGGTCGGCTTCTTCACTCTCGGCTTTGGCGGAGTCTTCCCGTTGGTCTTCACTTCGTGCAGGATTTCCTTCGCCTGCGCGTCGTGCTGATGGAAACGCTCGTAGAACTCTTTGCTGTCCTGCCGCATCTCCCGCATCTCGTTTACCAACCCTTGCGTAACTGTCGTCAAATTCGTCAGCGCGTTCTCCACGCAGTCCATTGATTGCTGGTTGCTGTCGCGCTGTTCGCGGTTGAACTGCCGCCACTTCTCGTCAATGTCGAACATAAACTTCTGCCATTTATCTGATTGTTTGCTGAACCAGACCAGAAGTCCACTGACAAGCAGGATGAATAGCACCACAAACACGGCTTGTTCCCACGCTGTAAAGGGAATTTGAGTAACAGTTGTTTCCATACATACCTCACGCGATGGATTTAGTGGGCGTTCCGTAGATGTACATCTCGCCAGAAGCCAGAACAGATACCGTGCCAGCATCCCAATCCAGTATCTTTATGTCCCAATAGAGGGGGGATACCGCATAGATAGACAGGTCTGCCGCAGCAGCAGCAGCAAGGGTCAGCGTTGCATCACCCGCAACAAGGTCTGTGAATTGGAATGTGCCTTCGGTGGCAGTCGCAGCCGCCCCGTTGATATAGTCCAGCGTGTCAGGCGGCGTAGTACCAGCAGGATAGAGCGTGTGTATCTGGATAACAGCAGAACTGTCAGGGTCATCAAGGTTCTCTTTGGCAGTGAACCATACCTTGTCTTCTTCAGCAGTACTGTCATCATCATAAGCGCTGATGTCACCCAGCCCCGTGAAGTTGATAATAATCGTGGCATCTTTGGTGACTTCCAGCGTGTCCCCCTCAGCGGGAGTAACCGCGCCAGTGGTGGAGTTTGTCAGCGTGCGCGTGCCATACGACCAGACTTCAGCCGCCGTTGGATGTCCGTCTGTCTCGGTCTTGATTGCGTCCACGACAGTCTTGACTGCCGCGATTGCGGTGTCAATGTCGCTGTCATCCGCAGGGTCGGCGGGTAGGTTGTCGGTCTTTGCCTTGATAGCATCAACCAGCAAGTCAAGCCGCCCACCATTGGTCAGGTCGGTTTGTAATTCGTTGGTGTCTGCCAGGATAGCCGCAACCTCTGTGTCCAGGAAGTCGTCTATAATATCAACTGCATCTGTAATAGCCCAGAGTAAACTTGGTATATCCGTGCCTGTGTCGGCAAGAACAGAATCCACGTTGGTATCTATTGTGTCCACCTTATCCTCTACCTCTTGTAGATGCGCGGTAGTAGCCAGAGCGGATAGGTCAATGTTTGTGCCAGCAGTCAGGACGCGGGTTGCGTACTCCCAGACTTCCTGTGCTGTAGCGCCAGAACCAGTAGAGATTGATTCAATGGCAGTCATCAAGGCAGCCAGCGTTTCATCTGTCCAGCCAGCGCCTTTGATTGCCGTAAGTGTGGCTTCAAGTGCCAGCCCACTTTGAATCTTCGTCACGGCATCCGCTTTCACGCCAGCCGCTGTCAGCCAGTCGGTACTCACCGCCGGAAGGTTCGTCAGGTTCGTCACGGTTGTAATCGTGCCCGCCGTGATGTTCGTGGGGGTAGCCAGCCCATTCTGAATTTTCGTAATCGCATCCGTCTTGAGCGCGTCCGCGTCAATCGCATCGGCGGCAATCGCGTCGGCTGTAATTGCCCCATTGGCGATGCTGGCAACCGCAACGCCGTCACTCAATAGCGTGGTATCCGCTTGCGCTGATGCAACTATACCCGCCGTTGCGATAGTGCCAATTGTTCCGGTGATGTACATATCCACCCGCTGCCCTGCCGTGAGCGATGGCAAAGTAACCGCCCACTTGTAGGGATTGCTTCCGGTGATGGTGACGGTTGCCGCGTTTGCCGTTCCGTCCACGTAAAGCACACCTGCTGGACCCGATGACGGTGTCGCAAGCGCACCTGTCGCGTCAAGCGTGACGAATGTTCCCGCCCAAGCCGAACCAGTTTTTACTGTCATAGTGAAATCCTCCCAGATGTGGGTTGAATAGATACTGCACCGCCTGACCCTCCAGGCGTGGTGTCGGTTATTGCGTATGCCGCATAAACGTTTCCGCTTGCAGCGTTAGCGACAAAGACTAATTTATACTTCAAGTCGGATGCGCCCGATGTATTATCTATGGTGAATGTGTCTGTTTCCCACGTGTCAGTTGAGTCGGTCATAGTAAAACTGTCAAGCGGGGTTTCACCTTCCATTGGAGCACCCACCTCATACGATAAATATACCTTTGGCAGATAGACCATAGATGCAGACTTGCGCAATTGCACTTCGATTGAGCGCGATTCGCCAGCAGGAACTATAAAGTATTGGTTGAAAAACGCTGGAACTGCGCTGGTTGAGGCTGGGGTTATCAAGTATGCTAAGCTGTATCCGCTTGGCATTACGCTTGTTTGACTGACCGCCAATCCGCCGCGTGTCCAACCTTTATACGCGCCGGATACCCCATTGTAATCAAAGCACTCTACAATACCATTCGGGTAGGTATAATTCACATATCCGTTCATTTCGGTTGTAAAATCAGAGAGGTCTATCCCATACAGCGTTGCGGATGGCGTTCTGTAAAAGACTGTCCCAGCAGTACCAGTTATGGTCAGCCCTTTAATTACCGTGCCGTGCGACTCGCTGCTTATTAAGTTCGCTGTATTGTGAAAAGTCGTTCCGTTTATATATACAAAATTTGAATTATTTATCAAATAGCCGTTAGCATTAGAAACGATTGTTCCGCCGAGCAACCGTGAGTAATGTGACCCGTTATAAATAGCCCCGTAATTATCTTTATACCCATAAATCACGCCGCCTGTTAGCGTAAACCCCGCCGCGCCGTTGGTCGGTTCATTTGTGCCTGCAATTAATCCGCCGGACATCGTTGCGTAGTTGCTGCTATAGATGCCTCTGAGCAGACCCACTATAGAACCGCCAGTCAGTTGCAGGGAAGAAGCGTAGCAAGCAGTCTGTGAACCGATAGCTGTCGGCTGAACAACCCCGCCGCTCATTACCGGATTCGTGCACCCATTTATGCAATTATTATTTGCAGCTATTATTCGCCCGCTGCCAATGTGTAACTTACCATCCTTAAATCCGCTGAATCCGTTTGTTGTTGCTACAAACGTGATAGTGACATTTCTGCTGAGAAGGACTAAGTAATTTCCCGTTACTTTTGCGCTTGTCAATGCGCCTGTCATTGTGATTGCGCTTGCTGCTACGCTTGCGATTGTCAGCGTTTCCGTCTCGGCAGACCCTTTATAACTGGTCGCCATAACTTCGTCGCCAGCCTTCCAGTAGCTTGCTTCTCCGGTAACGTCTGTTCCAACAGATAATTCTGTCTGACCAATCGCTTCTGCGCCAGAGAATTGCACCCATTTATTAGTGGGTTCAGTACCATAGATGTTGACGGTTAGTCCGGTTGTATCATTTCCATTAAATCCCCAGCCCGCCCCACCTGTAAGGGTGAATTTTACAGCAAACGGAATTGCACCTGCGCCAGCCGTGCCGATATTGAATGTGCCTGTACCACGAATTGCTTTCGCTGCGGTTATGCGCATATTTGTTGATGTGGTAGTAGAGACGTTTAGCGTACCGTTAATGGTCAAGTCTCCAATACCAGTACCAAAGCCACTTTGGTCTGCGTCAAATACAACGGTATGCCCGCTTGCGATAACAACTGCATCCGTATCAGCAGGAATGCCTGTATCCCACGTGCCAGCCGCGCTCCAATTACCATCGCCTACGCTTGTTCGTGTCGCCATTGTTCGCTCCATTCAAGTATGCGCTTCAAAGCAGGGCTGTGTTCGATAAACGCCGCTTTTTGTTCAGGCGTAGCTTCCTGCCAATGCAATAGCACGCTTCCGTAATGCTTATCCATTTTCTTGAGCGCATTGTTCAGCACATTCAGCGTGCTTGGGTTCATCTTTGCGCTATACTTCGGTTTCATCTTCAGCCTCCAAGATGATTGTCGGTTCAGGCACTTGCATATTCAGCCAAAGCTGCTGCGCCAGCGAGTCAATCTCCGCCGCTGTAGGGGAGTGGTCAAACTTCAATTCGCACACTTCCCCATCAATTTCAATCTGCACATACCAAGCTCCCCAAGAAGCCTGATAACGTGTTCGTTCCGTCCAAGTCATAGCCCTCTCCTCACGTATGTGACGACCCGATAGATAAATCTTGCGGGGTCGCCGTATTTCTCGCGGAACAAAATGCGCGTCCCG